ACTTTAGAAAAAGAGCTACCCCACTAGATTTAGCTGATGCTATCATAAATAACTTCAAACAATACAAAAGTACTAAAACTCGTATTGAATCTGTTGGCTATCAAGAGATGTTACGTCAATATATCAAAGAACAAGCAGAACAATTAGGTATGTTTATACCTGGATTAGAAATAAAAGAGAATCCTCGTACTTCTAAGAATTACAGATTAGAAAGTTTGCAGCCTATCTTTGCAAACAAAAAAGTATACATTCAATCTAATATGCAAGCATTTAAAGATGAGTTGTTGTTGTACCCACGTGGTAAACATGATGATTTACTTGATGGTTTTTTCTATGCAAACAAAAATTGTTATAGACCAGCACATCAACAATCAGAAAAGAAACAGCAGCAAGAAGAGTGGTATACAAGGAAAAAAGCTAAGTCTTGGAAGTTATTTTAATAATCCTTGACAAATATAAAAAAAATCCCGTAATTTCACTGTACTACATTTATGGATAAAAACAAGTACTTTCTTAGTTTTAACGATTTTATTAATAAACTAGATACATTAGATAAGGTAGAAGTACCGAAGGGTTATAAACAAATAAATGCCAAAAAAGATTCAAAACAGAGTTCAAAGCACAAGAACGCAAGGAAAAGATGACTTAGAGTTTGTCTTTGATTACAATACTGGTGATGTTAATCAGGTAGAAATACCCGAATCAGTTCAATTAACTAGAGAGCTATTTCACGATTATAAGAGTGCTAGAGAGTTATGGGCTCAAAAATTTCAAGAATCTGTAGAATTTAGAGCAGGTGCACAGTGGACAAATGAAGAACGTGACATACTAGAATCACGTGGTCAAGCACCAATAGTTGTAAATAGGATACACCCTATTGTGGAAACAGCTAAGTCACTACTCACATATAACTCTCCTCAGTTTCGTAGTACGGGTAGAGAAGATTCAGATAGAGATACTGCTAAAGTATTTTCTGATTTATTTCAATATATTTGGCAAATATCATCAGGAGACGAAGAATTAAAACGAACTATTGATGATTACTATGTAGGAGGAATGGGAGTTCTTCAAGTGTATCAAGACCCAGATGCCGATATGGGTAAGGGTGAAGTTTATATAAAGTCTATAAATCCTTTAGATGTGTACATAGACCCTAACTCTAAAGACACGTATGCAAGAGATGCTGCTCATATCTTAATTACATCATATATGACAGACGAACAATCTATGCAAATTTATCCTGAGTTTACTGATATTATTGAAAACTCTGCAATGCATCCAGATGAATCAGATGACTATCCAGTTACTAACTTAGCAGCCACAGAAGGTCAGTTATTTGCTACCGACGGAACTGAGACCGTACATACTAGAAGACAGTTTATAGAAAGATATACTAGAGAAAGACATTCTTACTATAATTGTTATGAACCTTTTTCTCAACAAGAATTTTTATTTGATTACGAAGAGTATAGTGAATATTTAAATAAAGTTTATATGAAAGTTAAAACAATTAAAGGTGAAGAAATTATACTTTTTGAGGAAGAATCCGTTGAAGAAATGTATAAAGTTATTGAGTCTATTGGTCCTTTATTTCATTATGAGTTACCAGACCCTCAGTACGACCAACAAGGTCAACCTATTCCACAACAACCAATAAGAGTTCCTGGAGAAGAAGATGAAAATTCTATACCAGGTAGTACTACTATTTTAATTCCAATGTCCGTACAAGAGTTAGAAGGTATGGGTGAAATTAATTGTAATGAAATAGAAGAGTGTAGAGTAAAACAAGTTGTTACTGTAGGAGATAAATTGTTGTATGAACGTTTGATGCCTATTGAAAATTATCCTATTATCCCACTTATGAACGTACATCACAGAAACCCGTTTCCTGAGTCTGATGTAAGATTATATAGACCTTTGCAAGAATATATTAATAAAATTCGTTCATTAATAATTGCGCATGCAAGTACAAGTACAAATGTAAAATTGTTAATTCCTAGAGGTTCTGCAGATTTAAATCAAATAGAACAAGAGTGGAGTAAAGCAGGTACTAGTGTTATAGAGTTTGATGCAGAACTAGGTGCACCGATTGTTGCTGGCCCAGTCCCACTACCTAATGAGTTGTATAAAAATGAAGCTGATGCTAAGTATGACTTAGAATATGGCTTTGGTATATTTGAACTTATGCAAGGTAGTGCTAAAAGTGCGCCGTCTACTTATAGAGGAACTTTAGTTGTAGATGAATTTGGCCAGCGTAGAATTAAATCAAGAAGAGATGACATAGAGGGTATGTTAAATCAAGTAGCAAAAGTAGCTATCCCGTTAATACAGCAACTATATACAGAAGAAAAAGTTATTAGACTTATACAGCCTAATGGAGACGAAAAAGAACAAAGATTTAATTATTATAAAGAAATGGAAAACGGAGACGTAAGACGTTTCCACGACCTTGGTGCTGGTAAATATGATGTGGTAGTAATTTCTGGTTCTACTTTACCTACAAATAGAATGGCTCTGTTAAACACTTATATGGAAATGTATAAGATGGGATTAATCGACCAAACAGAAGTATTGAAGAAATCAGAATTAATAGATGTAGATGGTGTATTAGAAAGAAGTGGACAAATGAAACAAATGATGCAACAAATGCAAGCTATGGAACAAGAATTGAAAAAGGTCAAAGGAGACCTGCAAACTGCTTCTCGTGAAGAGATTCATGCTAAGAAGCGTTTAGAAGTAGAAAAATTCAGTGGAGATTTAGATAAAGTATCTAATCGTGCTGATATGGCAACCACGCTTTATAAAGCAAGGTTGAACGATGCAAAACAACAGTTAATGAACTCTAATATGGAAGATGCCGAATCTCAAATTGATATATTTGAGCCTATGCAAGACGATTCAGAGAGTTAACAAGGAGATAAAATGGAAGAAAAAACAATGGACAAAATAGATGAGCAATTAGTAGAAGGCATTACGACTGAGCCAACTATTGATTCGGGAGACATTTTTAACGAAATATTTGGACAAGCACAAGAACAGGTTGCACCTGTTAGCCAACAAGTAGTACAAAATGAACCTGCTGATACTCAGACTATTGAGGAACCAAAGAACGACCCTGACCAGTTTCAATACTGGCAAAGTCAAGCAGATAAACGTGCAGCAGAAGTAGATATGTTGAAATCGCAAATGGCCGAAGTAATGACCAAGGTGAGTCAACCTGCAGAAGCAGCACCAGTAGAGAAGGAAACAGCTTTAGAAAAACCTGTTAAACCATCAAAGCCTGCAGACTTCGACCGTTCTGAAGCTTTAACCGACCCTGATAGTGCATCAGCAAGGTATTTAGCCAAGCAAGAATCTTATTTGGAATCTATGTCAGAGTATGTAGCAACTTCAAATGAAAGAGTCATGCAAACGATGACAAAACAACAACAACAGCAAGAAGCTGTAGCTAGGGACCAGAAGGTGTTAACAGACTTACAGTCTAATTACAACTACACTCCTGAGCAAGCTAATGATTTTGTTGCTCAAATGTCATCACCAGATTCATTATCGTTAGATAATTTGGTGCAACTTCACCAGTTGAAAATGAACAATGGTTCACAACAGGTTACACAGATAACCCCAGAAGCTCAACAGAAAGCTGCAGTGATGAATCAACGTAATGAAAAGCTAAGTATACCGAAACCTATCGGAGTCCAGGCAGGAGCTAGTGACCAGTCGCCAACTAAAAACATAGAAGATAAAATGATGGATTCAATGATTGGAAATTTCAATAAACGTAATCCATTTTAATTAAGGAGAAGGCAAAATGGCACAAGACACAAACGGAGTATTCTCACCTAGTATTGGTGTAACACCACAAGGTGTTTCTATTAACGATACTAGAAGAGTATTCAATTTCGGTGAAAGAGTAGCTGAATTAAATCCAGCTGCTTCGCCTTTCTTCGCATACTTATCTAAAATTGCTAAGAAACCTACAGATGACCCTGTATTTAAATTCTTAGAAAAAAGACATCAATGGCAACGTAGAAACTTTTTTGTAGACGGCTTAATTGAGCACGCTGCAGGAGGAAGTCCTACACAAGCTACTTTTAACCTAGTTAAAGCAGACGACCAAATTGATGTAGATTATGATATTTATGGAAGAAAAGCAGGAGGACCCTATAAGGCAGAATTTGTAACAGCAGGACAGATGATTGCAATCGAAGGATTGTTAGACGCTGCAGCTGGTACAAGTTCCGATAAAAACCTTATAGTGTACTATAGAGTAACAGACTCAGTTCAAAACTCAGCAGACACAGGCTTATCAGCTGAATTTGTTAAAGCTATTGAAACTGGTGTTGAAAACGGCGTAATGGACGTAACAACACTAGCAAGTGGAGACAAAATTGTACACGCAGACAATGTAAAGGGCCAAGTAATTGGTTCTGCATGGGCTGAAGGTGATACAGCACCTGATGGATGGAAAGATGAGTTTTATACAAGAGAAGGATATTGTCAGATATTTAAAACTGCAGTACCTCTATTCTCTGGTACATCTTTAGCTACACGCTACAGAGGTGACGCAAACGAATACATGAGAGTATATCAAGAAAAACTTATGGAACATAAGATGGATATTGAGAATGCTTTACTATTCGGTTACGGTGAGGTGAATGAAAGTTCAACAGCACAACAAAGAAAAACATGGGGTATCTTACCTTTTACAGAAGTATACGGAAAAGTCAAAAGCTTTACTTATGCTTCATCAGGGTATGATGACTTCGTAGATGCTATGTCAGATATTTTTGATGCAGAATCTGGTGCAGGTGGTAGTAAAATGGTACTTGCTTCACGTTCAATCATGAACTGGCTTAACAAACTTGGTGGTACTTCTTTCTTAGGAAATACTATGGCATCAGGAGTAGGAACATCTGCAGCAGGTGTACCAACATCCTCACCATACGGTGTTTCTTTAGATAAAGGACAATCACTATTTAACGGTGTTAACGTAACACAAGTAGATACCTTATACGGTACTCTTAACTTTGTTATGGAACCACTATTAAGAGGTCCTTGGGCAAACCACGCTATTGTTGTTGATTTAAACAACGTAGCTTACAGACCACTAGCTGGTAATGGTGAGTCAAGAGATACTCAAATATTAACTAACATCCAAAATAACGATGTAGACGGAAGAAAGGACATGATTCTTACAGAAGCAGGTCTTGAAATTCAACTTCCAGAAACACACGCTATCTTGAAATTTAGCTAATAGTTGAATACGGGGGAGTTGCAATATACTCCCCCAAAGAATTTTAAACTAAAAAGGAGAATATAATGGCAAATCCAGGATTATTATTAAAAGGTGCTAAGATGTTATCTAAAACACCTATGGGTAAAAAAACAAAAAAGAAAGCCTATGATATGTTAGTAGGTATGAAAAAAGAAGCAAAAAAATACGTACCATCAAAATATAAAAAAGGCGGTAAAGGACCAGGAGCTTCTACCAGAACTACAAAACCTGCAGAAGTGAGTAAGTCTTTTGGTCAACAACAAGCTAGTACAAATAACTTGATGAAAGACGTAATGACAAAGAAGATGGATGCAACTAAATTATATAAATAGGAAAGTAAATGAGTATTAAAACACAAATAGAAGCATATACTGGCGACATAGATAGTCCAGACATTACTGCACAAGCAACCCAATTTGCAAAAGATGGTGTAAGATATATTTATTCTGTAGTGTTGACTAATCCTGAAATGGGAGAAAGATTGTCAGCTAATACAAACTTAAATACTTCATCACCAACATTGCCATTGACAAATGTAATGTCATTAGATTACGTTCTTAGAAATGACGGTGCTATTGATAGACCTTGTATTGAGGGTGAACCTTCTATGGCAGGAGCATATCTTGACCCAGATAGTTTACATAGGGGAACTATAACTAGTCCTGTATACTACATTAAAAATAATGTATTAACTATTGTACCTGCACCTGTAGATGCACAACTCGGTAAAGTAGGAAGTGTAACACCAGATACCACATTTACTTTAGATAATGAATACACTGCTTTAACAGGATTATTACCAGAACTGTATGTAGGTGTTACATTGTATGCAGCAGGAATGGTATTACTAACTAAAATGAATGCTATTGGAAAACCTACAGATATAAACCTAACAACTATTGCAGCTTCTGCTAGTGTTGATACAGAGGGTGATAGAGTAGATATTACTAAATGGTTTAACATTGTTGGTGATTATATACAAGATGAAGATGTGGAACTAGCATCTGCTTATTTGTCAAAGATAAATGCATATTTACAAAATTATCAAATGGAATTAGCTGGAGACCAATCACAATACCAGTGGTATGAATCTCAATACGTGAAAGTTAGTCAGTCTTTAATTGCATTTTTAGAACCTTACATGGGTGGAGCTTAGTTATGAAATTACAACGAATGATAGATATGGTTAAAAAACATCATCCAGAACTTGGTAATGTTGAAATTATTGAAATGTTAAATCAAGCATCTGATGAGTTTTGTCAAAGAACTTTATTGTTAGATGAAGCTACACAATTTACTACAGTAGCTGGACAAAGATATTACGGATTAAAAAATGGTATATTAGAAATTAAATCAGTTGACTTGCAAGATGAGAGTGGTAACCATGTTACTATAAAACGTTTATCAGGAAGACCAAAGTATAGGGATATAGACTAATGTCAAATAATTATTCAAGAGTATATAATAAATCGACAAAAGAAAATGTATGGTGGATTGAAAGAGATTCTATAGGATTAGCTTTATATGACCCGTTAGCAAGCGAAGTTAAAAGATTTACTAGTTTGGCATCTGCTTTAACAGTAACACTATTTTACCATAAAAAAGCAGACCATTTTGGTAGACAAATAGCATTAGATGGTACAGTTACTGACACTACCAATGCTTCTAACTTGATGGATGAAACAAATGATTTGCCAGAACAATTTCATCAATACTTAGTAGATAAAGTTATACAATCTGGATATGAACAAAAACCAGAGATGATTCAGTTAGCAGGATACTTTGAAAGAAAATTTGAAAAAGGAATTAAAGAAGGCAAGACTTATAAGAATAGAAACAGAATTAGTGGAACTAGACACGTAAGGCAGTCTAGTTACTAATGGCTAAAACATGGAGAACAGGAGAGTTTGGATTAACTTCGTTTGATAATCATAGTTTATTATTTGACGAATTAATACAGCACTTTAATGATAACATAAATGAGAATTTCGCAGACATCGCTATTTTATCTGACATTGGTACTCAAGACATGGGAGTTATTTCTGATGTTAGTACAACAGATATGGGTAAAGACAATACAGGTTATAATGATATTGCCTTATCAGGTAGTAATATATATACCGATATTGCTAAGTCTGCTACACCAGTTTCTGGTTACGAAGATAGGATAAAAAATACATAGGAGATAATTATGGGTGGAAGTTTAACTAGTCCAAATAAGATTAAAGATGTATATAAAAAAATTGTTTTTTATGATGACAATAAACTAAAAATAGACAATGGTACTTCAGATGTAATTATAACTCAAGCAGATAATTTTAGTACAGATATAGTAGCAGGTACTGGTATTATTACATCTGAATCTAGTGGACAAACAACAATAAGTGTAAAAGACGCAGATATTCTTTTGCAAAACGAAGACATTAATGGGGGACAGTTTTAATGGCAAATACAATACAATTAAAAAGGTCGAATATATCAGGCAGAATTCCAGGGACCAGTCCAGCAGCTGCGTTAGCATCTGGTGAACTAGCATTTAATTTTGCAGACAATAAACTATATTTCGGCAATAATTCAGGAAATACAACAGATATTACAGATGTAATAACAAAAGCAACTAATTCAGTTTTAGGTAAAGCATCATTTGCTTCAGCAGACTTTGCTGTAACTAATGGAGCAGTAACTATTGCAAGTGGAGGTGTATCAAATACTCAATTAGCAGGTAGTATTTCTGATGGTAAATTAAATAAAATTACAGCACCTAATAAAATAGAAATTCAATCATTAGATATAGATAACGCACAAGATATAGCAGCTGATTTAGTTGCAACAGATACAATTATAGTAGATGACGGAGCTGCTGGTACTAATAGAAAATCTGCAATTAGCAGATTAGCTACACTTATGGGTGGTAATGGGTTAGCAGTATCTGGTGCTACATTAGCTGTAGGGGTAGACGGTGCTACTGTTGAACTTTCTTCAGATGCAGTTAGAGTAAAAGATGGAGGTATAACACTTGCAAAAATGGCTGCAAATTCTATTAACTCTGACCAATATGTTGATGGTTCTATCGATACTATACATATAGGTGATTTTCAAATTACTGCAGGTAAAATTGCTACAGGAGCTGTAGTAGCTAGTAAATTAGAAAACACAACAAGTGCTTCAACTGGAGCTGTAACATCTGATAAATTTAGACCAGGAGCAGTAAATGAAGCTGCACTTGGAGATAATTCTGTATCTAACGCAAAAATGAAAGATAATTCTGTAGATACTGATGAACTTGTAAACGATGCAGTTACAGCAATTAAAATAGTTGACAATATTACTCTTGCAGGAGATTGTGGAACAACTGGCGATTTTCAAGTAGGTGGAGATTTAACAGTTATAGGTACTCAAACTCAAGTAAATTCTACAACAGTTACTTTAGATGACGTTGTTTTAACATTAGGAGGAGATACTGCACCTGCTAATAATACGGGCGTAGATATGGGTATTGAGTTTAGATATAAAAATGCACAAGTAGGTGCTCAAATAGGGTTCTTCGGTTATGATGATAGTGTAAGCAAGTTTACAATGCTTACTTCTACATCAAATTCAAGTGGTGCATATACAGGTAGTCCAGGAGTTTTAAAAATAGGTACTCTAGAAGCTAGTAGTGTAACTGGAGCTACTATTAATTGTGGCACATATTAAAAGATAAATGGCTAATACAATTCAAATAAGACGTGGTAGTGGTACACCCACTACTAGTAATTTAGCTCAATATGAACTAGCATATGACCATGCAGCTAATAAGCTGTATATTCATGACCCTACAAATTCATCTGGTCAAGAAATAGTTGAAATTGGTGGTGGTACAATCACAAGCGTTACTGGAATGACTGATAACAACGTACTAACTGCAAGTGGTAGTACTACTATTAGTGGTGAAGGCAGTCTTACTTTTGATGGAGATTTTAAAGTAGCAGGTACATTATCATCATTAGAAACAGTAAACTTTGATGGTTCATCAGGAGGTACAGTAGTATTAATAAGTGGTACTGGTAGTCAAAGATTAGAATTTAAAGATACTGCTACTGGTGCAAATGCTTGGATTGGAATACCAAGTTGGGACGATGATGCAGTATACATATTTGGACCAACTTCAAGTGGTAATGAAGCAGCATATAAATATTCTCAATCTATACATACATTTTTTACAGGTAGTACCGAACAAATGAATATTAATAGTAATGGTGCTATTTCTTTATCAGGATATACAGGACAAGACAGAAGAATAGAAATTGGTTCAAGTAGACAAGCTAATGGATATTCTTACATTGATTTAATTGGAGATACAACTTATTCAGATTTTGGTGCAAGATTTATTAGAGAAAATAGTGGTCCTAATACAGGAACATCTATAGAACATAGAGGAACTGGTGTCTTATCATTAAATGCAAAAGATGCAGGAAGTGTAAGATTTTATACAAGTAATACTGAAAGAGTAAGAGTAGATAGTTCAGGGAATGTTTCTATTGGCAATTTTGCACCTGCACAAAAGCTTCATGTTGATGGAAGTATTAGAACAGATTTAGCTTATTATGTAGATAGTAATATTGTTATTAATACAGATGGCAATTTTGAAGTCCACGATACAAGAGCTGTTACACCTTCAACAGATTTAGGATTAAAAGGTGTAAGATTTGATTTTAAAGCAAATAGCACAGATGGATTATCTGATGGTGGTACTTATCATGGTGTAATGACATTTCAACAATGGGGTGATTCATCAGGTGGTCATATCCATGCTTTAGGATTTACAGATAATGGCTATGTGCATCATAGAAATGCAAGTATCGGTGGAACTTTTGGTAATTGGAAAAAACTTATACAAGAAGATAATTCAGGTAATGTCGGTATAGGAACTACATCACCAGATGCAAAACTTGAAGTTACTGGTAGCACTAATACAGATTTATTTTCTCTTGAAGGTGCAGGTAGTTCATTTAAACTTATTGCAGAATCAGGAAGTACTGGCTCTTCTGATATAATGGCTT